GCCAAGGGCACCATGACCATCACCGAATACAAGACCCGGGGGCGTGGCACGGCTGACAGCGAGACGACAGCACGAATCGTCGTCAACCTCGTCCAATGGTGAACCATTCGAACATCGATTCGAACACGAGGGGCACACCCCCTCCCTCCCCCCACGACGGCCCGCCCGGAGGCCAGGGCCGATCTATCTATGACGTTTTTTCCACACAACCTCGGGGGTGGTCGCATGGCGAATCGTGCGAATCTTCGAGCTGTTGTGCCTGGTGAGAAGCCGGCGAAGGTGAAGAAGCTGTCGGTTTCTGAGGCTGCGGCTTCGGGTGATCATCGTGCGTTGCTGGTGGCGATGCGTGAGCGGATTGCGCGGACGGTATCTGACCCTGATTGCCCGCCTCGTGACTTGGCGGCGTTGACGCGTCGGTTGCAGGACGTGTCGAAGGAGATTGAGGCGATCGATCTTCGAGCGAAGGAGGATGGCGATGACGCCGCCGATCTCGCAGAAGATGAGGAGCTCGACGCCGCAGCTTTCTGATCAGGCGAAGCATCTTTCGGTTCCCGAGGGGATCGTTTCGAGTGGTTGGCCGGCGGTTCGGAAGACGTGCATCGAGAAGCTGGGTGCCGAGTTTGACCCGTGGCAGGACAATGCGGGCCGTCTGATTCTCACGAAGCGTGAGGACGGCACTCTCGCCTGCATGGTCGACGGGGTGGGTATGAGCCTGCCGCGTCAGGTGGGCAAGACGCACCTGTTGTCGTATGTGATCTTCGCGTTGTGCATCAACCATCCGGGCCTGTTGGTGATCTGGACGGCGCACCACATGGCGACGTCCACTGAGACGTTCATGGCGATGCAGGGGTTTGCGGAGCGTGCGAAAGTCCGGCCGCACGTCAAGAAGGTCTACACGGGCTCCGGTGATGAGGAGATCCGTTTCCACAACGGGTCGCGCATCCTGTTTGGTGCTCGTGAGCGTGGCTTTGGTCGCGGTATCCCTGGTGTCGATGTTCTGATCTTCGACGAGGCGCAGATTCTGTCGGACCGGGCGATGTCGAACATGCTCGCGACGATGAACACGTCTCAGTTCGGCCTGCAGTTGTACATCGGTACGCCGCCGAAGCCTGAGGATCAGTCGGAGACGTTCAAGCGGATGCGTCGTGAGGCGCTGGCGGGCACGCTCGTTGATGGTGCGTGGATCGAGTTTGGCGCTGACAGCGATGCGGACTCGAATGACCGTAAGCAGTGGCGGAAGATGAATCCGTCTTTCCCGAAGCGCACGCCGGTTCAGTCGCTGATGCGACTGCAACGGAAGCTTACGCCTGCGGACTGGCGGCGTGAGGGCATGGGCATCTGGGATGACGACGCCGAGGGCTCGCGTCTGGTGTCTCCTGAGGTCTGGGAGCGCACGGGGGTCGAGTCGGCGCCCGAGGGTATCCGTTCGTTCGCGGTCGCGTTCAGTAAGGACGGCTCGCGGGTGTCGACGGCTGGCGCGGTGAAACATGAGGACGGTGTTCATGCCGAGCTCGTGGCTGCGTATTCGGGGCCTGTAGAGGCGGGCATCTCGCAGCTTGCGGATTGGCTGGCGGAGCGGTGGGAGAAGGCGGCGATGATCGCGCTTTCGGGTTCCGCTTCGGCGTCTCTCTATCAGGCGCTTGTCGACCGGAAGGTTCCGCGGAAGGTGCTCCATACGTTGACGACGACGGAGTACTTCGCGGCGAACACGATGACGCTCGATGCACTCGGCACCGACGGCATGCTCACGCACCCGGCCGAGCAGCCTGGTGATGCTCTTGCGGCGTCGGTGGCTGTGTCGGACATGAAGAAGCGTGGCCAGAACGGTCAGTGGGGTTGGGAAGCGACGACGCCTGATGGCGATGAGACGCCTATCGAGGCGTTCAGTGTCGCGTATTGGGCGGCTCGTACGGCTAAGCGGAAGCCAGGAAGGAAGCAGGTGCTGATTTGAGTACTGTCTTTGCTGGCGTGTGGTCGTCCCCGTCGTTTGTGTCGAATGTTCGTGAGGATGAGCTCGACACGATCAAGGGCTTGTTTGTGAAGTGGGGTGCGAAGTACGGCCGTAATCTGGTCCGTTCGCAGTACCGCGACATGAAGGTTCGGGTGAAGCCTTCGGCGAATATCCCGGCTGAGGCTGTGGCGCGTGTGGAGGCGGTGTCGGATTGGCCTGAGAAGGCGGTGACGGCGCTCGCGGAGCGTTCGATCTTCGAGGGCTTCGTGGCCCCGGGGCAGGAGGATCCGTTCGACCTGTCGGGCGTGCTGGACGCGAACCGGTTCGATCTCGAGTTGCCGCAGGCGATCGATTCGACGTACACGCATTCGTGCGCGTTCATCACGACGGCGAACGGTGATGTCGCTTCGGGCGAGCCTGCGGTTCTTGTCATGGCGCGTGAGGCGCTGTGGTCGGTGGCGACGTGGGATAAGCGTCGCCGTCAGATCGATGCGGCGATGTCGATCACTGATACGGACGATGCGGGGCAGCCGACGCGTGTTGACGTGTTCCTGCCGCATGTCGTGTTGTCGATGATGCGGCGCCCGTCTGGCTCGTGGGTCGCTGATCGTCGTGATAACCCTCTGGGTGAGGTTCCGGTTGAGGCGTTGGCGTATAAGCCGTCGCTGGATCGTCCGTTTGGTCGGTCGCGGATCTCGCGTGCGGTGATGAATGCGACGGATCGTGCGCTGATGGCGATTGTGCGTGGCGAGATCGGGTCTGACTTCTATGCTCTCCCGCGCATGTATGCGCTGGGTGTCGCGGAGGATGCTTTCTCGAAGGGGAAGTGGCGCGCTGCGGTCGATTCGTGGTTCGCGATCTCGAAGGATGAGGACGGCGATACGCCGAATGTGGGCCAGTTCCCGCAGATGACGACTCAGCCGCTGAATGACCACTACCGGACGATCGCGACGCAGTTCTCGGGCGCGACGGGTGTGCCTGTTTCGAACCTCGGCATCGTGACGGATAACCCGCCGAGTGCTGAGGCGCTGTATGCGGATGACCGGCGGATCGTGTCGACGGCGACGGCGCAGAACCGGGTGTTTGGTTCGGCGTTGAAGCGGGTTGCTCAGCGTGTGGTTCGTCTCCGTGATGGTGGCGATGTTACGCCGGAGCTCGCGCAGTTGAACGTGGCGTGGGCTAACCCGGCGTTCACGTCTCCTGCGACGTCGGCGGCGGCGTTGTCTCAGTTGGCTTCGGTGTTCCCGTGGCTGGGCGAGTCGACGGTGGCGCTCGAGTTCGCCGGGTTCTCGCAGGCGGAGATCACGCGCCTCATGACGGACAAGTCACGGTACGACGCTCGCGCTTTGACGCGTGCGCTGAGCAACGTGGGGGCTTCGAATGCAGATGCAGGACGTGGATCAGCTCCGTCAGGAGTTGACAGCGGCGACGACGCTCGCGTCTGAGGACGCGTCGGCTTACGCGCGGCAGATCGTCTACGAGTCCCCGGAACGAGTGGCGGCGCAGCTGAAGGAAGCTGTGCCGTCCCTCGTGGAATCGTATGGCGGTGTCGCGGCGGAGTCGGGGGCGCTGTTCTACGAGACGCAGCGGCCATCGTATCGGCCGGCGGTGATCGCGCCGCCGTCGATCGGTGACGTTCTTGTGCACGATCTGGGGTGGGCGCTGGTTCCGGTTTTCAAGCCGGATGAGTTCGAGCTCCCGGTGCTCGACCTGGTGTCTCGGGTCGCTGGCGTAGTGCAGAAGCATGTGGCGGCCGGTAGTCGGGACACGCTGATCTTGTCGTCATCGGCGGATCCTGAATCGGGTGGCGTGCGGCGGTATGCGCGTGCGAATGCGTGCGCGTTCTGCCGGTACCTCGCCGCGATGGAAGCGGACGTTGACACGGACACGATCTGGCATCGCAACTGCCATTGCGTGACGGTGCCGTGGTGGGAAGACAACCCGCTACCTACGGATCCGAACGTGGCCGGCTGGCGTAATGCGGCTGAGGCGTCACGTGCGGAGCTTCTGCGGCTGCAGCGTGAGTTGAAGCCGGACGGGATGCGGTGGCGGAACTTCTTCAAGGAGCGCCCGGATCTCGCGGTGAACAACCGCAACGTCGCCCGGTTGATGCGTACGCGTCTCGGGATCGACCACTAAGACTTGCACGGTTTCTTCCGTGCCCGCACCTGGGCGGTTCCCGGGGCCATGGGCGACGGCCCTTATACGGATCAAGGAGGCTCCATGTCGGAGCAGACGGCCCCTACTGAGGGCACGGAAGAAACCAACGAGCAGGGTAAGGCGTTCGAGCCGATCGCGTCGCAGGAGGCGCTCGACAAGATCGTTCAGGCCCGTGTTGCTCGGGAGCGCGCGAAGTTCGCGGACTACGACGACCTCAAGACTCAGGCCGCGAAGTTCGCCGAGTTCGAGGAATCGCAGAAAACCGAAGCTGAGAAGGCCGCTGAGCGCCTCGCTGCCGCCGAGAAGCGTGCCGCGGAGCTCGAAGCGAAGGCCGCCCGCGCTGAGGTCGCCGCCGCGAAGGGGGTCCCCGCCTCGCTGCTTACCGGCAACACGGTCGAGGAGCTCGAAGCGTCGGCAGATGCGCTCATCGCTTTCAAGGGGGAACAGGCAAAGGGCCTGATCGTCCCCGACCAGGGGAAGACCCCCAAGGCCGCGCCCGAGAGCGCGGACGACTGGCTTCGCTCCCTGGCGAAGTAACCGCTTCATCTCTCAAGAGAGGAGTCAGCTATGGCTGGCTACAACGAGATCATCAACCGTACCGAGGGCGCACCCCCGGTCCCGACCCCCGTCGCCCAGGAGATCATCAAGGAGCTTCCGAAGGCGTCGGTCCTCCTCGAGCGTGCGCGACGCATTCCGATGTCGTCGAAGACGCTCAAGCAGCCGATCCTGTCGGCGCTGCCTGACGCCTACTGGGTGAATGGCGACACTGGTCTGAAGCAGACCACGAAGGCCGAGTGGGAGAACCAGACCATCACGGCAGAGGAGCTGGCGGCGATCGTCGTCATCCCCGATGCACTGTTCGATGACTCGAACGTTCCGCTGTGGGATGAGGTTCGCCCTCTCCTCGTCGAGGCGCTCGGCAAGAAGGTCGACCAGGCCGGTGTGTTCGGCGTCGACAAGCCCGCCTCGTGGCCGCAGGCGATCGTCCCCGGTGCTGTTGCCGCCGGTAACGTCGTCGAGGCTGGCACGTCTGCGGACCTTGCCGGCGATGTCGCAAAGCTCGGCCAGGCCCTCGCTGAGGACGGCTTCGCGGCGAACGGCTTCGCGTCGAAGCCGGGCCTCAACTGGCAGCTCGTGGGCCTCCGGAACGCGAACGGCTCGCCGATCTACACGCCGTCCCTCGCCGCCGGGGCGCCGTCCACCCTCTACGGCTACCCGCTGAACGAGGTCGTGAACGGTTCGTGGGATGCGACCGCCGCCGAACTGCTCGCCGCGGACTTCACGAAGTTCATCGTGGGTGTTCGTCAGGACATCACGTTCCAGGTCTTCGACACGGGCGTGATCTCGGACGCTGACGGCAAGGTCATCGTGAACCTCATGCAGCAGGACGCGAAGGCGATGCGAGTCGTGTTCCGTGTCGGTTTCCAGGTCGCTAACCCGCTGACCCGTGTGAACGGCACGGCGGCGACCCGTTACCCGGCTGCGGTGCTCACGCCGGCCGCCGCTGAGGGTGGTGCGTGACCTGATGGCGACGTTTACCCGCACGGGGACGCGTAAGCGCCCTGTGGTGAATAACCCCGCCATCGCCGCTCTCCTCGTAGAGGCGGGATGGCAGGAACTCACCCCGTCGAACGCGGACGGGAGCCCCCGCGGGAACGCCTCGCGTGACGAGTGGGTGGCATACGCCGCAACGCTCGGCATCGAGATCCCCGAGGACGCGAAGCGCGACGACATCAAGGCGCAGATCGAGGCGGCCAAGGCCGCTGAAAGCTGATCGAGAGGGGCCGTCATGGCATATGCAGAGGTCGAAGATCTCGAAGCACGTTGGCGGCCCCTGAACGCGGATGAGCGAGCACGGGCGGCGGTTCTCCTTGAGGATGCCGCCGTCCGTCTCGACGCCGCATGCTTGCCGTCTGACCCGCCGACTGTGCAGGAGCTCGCGGCGCGGAAGATCGTCTCGTGCGAGATGGTGAAACGGGCGATGGCTTCGGGCACGGCGGGCGCGGGCGTCGGTATCACGTCGATCCAGCAGGGCGCCGGCCCGTACCAGGAGACGTTGCAGTTCGCTAACCCGACGGGGGATTTGTACCTCACGAAGGCGGATCGCAAGCTTCTCGGGTGTGGCGCGCAGGAGGCATTCACTGTGCCGATGGTCGACTGGTCGACCGCCCCGACCGCTCGAGGTGGTCTGTGTGATTGGTGAACAGATCATCGTGAGCCGTCGCGTGCAGACGGGCACGGACGCTTTCAACCAGCCGATCTATGACTGGCAGGACGAGACCGTGGACGACGTGCTTGTCGCGCCCGGGCCGCGTGCTGACCTGTCGGATGCTGAGCGTCCTGATGGTGACCGTGTGGCGTGGAACCTGCATTTCCCGAAGCCGTACGCGCAGGCCCTCCGTAACGCGAAGGTGTCGGTGCGTGGCGGTGAACCGTGTGAGGTTGTCGGGGATCCGCAGCCGTACACGCTCGAGAACACGCCGGGCCGCTGGTGGCTCCCTGTGGAGCTGTGGCGGGCTGACGGATAGGAGGCGATCGTGGCGAAGATCCAGGTGAAGCTGAACCTGCAGGGGCTGAACCAGCTGATGACTTCTGCGCCGGTTCAGGCCGAGGTGGATGCGCGTGCGAAGCGTATCGCCGCGGCGGCTGGCCCTAACTTCGAGTCGACTCGCGGTAAGGGCCGTAGCTCTCGTACGGCTCGTGCGTACATTCAGCCGGCTAACCCGGCGGGGATGCGTGAGGAAGCTCGGCATAAGCGTTTGACGGGGGCTCTCGATGCCGCCGGTTGAGCTCCCGAACGTTGACGCGATGCTGCTCGCTTTCTTCGGGCCCCGCCTCTCGGTGCCCGTGCACATGAAGGTGCCTGAGACGCGACCGGAGTCGTTCGTCCGTGCGTGGCGGGTTGGTGGCGGCGCGATGAATCGTGCTGTCGATCAGCCGCTGGTGACGGTTCAGGGGTGGGCTAAGAGTGATCTTGCGGCTCATGATCTCGCGGCGAAGTGCCGCGACCTGCTGCTGAACGAGTCGGCGGCGTTGCCTCTGGTGCGTCGGGTCGAGATCGTCTCTGGCCCGTATCTCGATCCGGATCCGGATTCGAAGCAACCCCGGTACACGGTGACCGCGCGTCTGATCGTCCGCGGCCGCCGATAACTACTATTCAGCCTCCACATCTTGTGGGGGCTTTTCTCATGCCCGTGGAAAGGGCAGAAGGAGGCATTATGCCAGTGAACTCGCTTCTTGCGCGTATCTATGGGTCTGAGGCTGACGCGATCTATCTCGCGCCGCTCGGCACGACGCTTCCGACGGGGCTCGCCGCGGTGGGCGCCGGGTTCGAGGAGGTCGGCTGGCTCGACACCGATACCGGTGTAACGGAGACGGCGACGGGTTCGGTGACGAAGCTCCGCGGCCATCAGGGTAACGGTGTCGTCCGTACCCGCATGGAGGAGACCGGCACGCAGATCGCGTTCACGGCGCTCGAGACGAAGGCTCTCACGATGGGTCTGCGTTACGACGAGCGCGAGGTCACTACGACTGCGGGTGTGCGTCATGCGCGCCGATCGCCGGGCCAGAAGGTCAAGGCGATGGCCGCGGTCATCGACCTCAAGGACGCCGACGACGAGACCGTGATGGAGCGTTTCTGCATCCCGCGGTTCGAGATCGCGCCGAACGGTGACCGCGTGAACATCGCGACCGCGCTCGCGGCTTTCCCGTTCATCGGTGAGGTCATCGGCTTCTACGACCACTACATGACTGACCTCGAGTCGGAGTAACAAGCTCGGGCCCGGCGCTCTGATCCCAGCGTCGGGCTCGTCTGCTTCCTGGGATCGACTGGGATCGGAGAATCATCATGGCTGAGGCCACAAAGACCACTACCCGTAAGCCTGCCGCGCGGAAGCCGCAGGACCGTAAGCCGAAAGCAACCGATGAGGTTGTCGTGCAGGGCGTCACGCTCGCTGTCCCGAAAGACGAGCTTGCGGATCGTCTCGCTGACTGGGATGTCATCGAGGGCATCGCGACGATGAATGACCCCGCCGCGGGCGGCATCAACCGGATGGTCGCGGTATTGCGTGTCCTCAAGTCGCTGTTCGCTGGCGACTACGAGCGCATCAAGACCGAGCTGCGAGCGAAGCATGACGGGAAGCTCACCGAGCCGATCATGGGCGACTTCCTGCGTGACGCGTTCCAGGAGATCTCCCCAAACTCCTGATGCTCGCGGTCGCCCTGTCTCTGCACATGGGCGGCCTGCGGGCATCACTGCGGGCCGAATACGGGATGCGGGTCGATGATCTGCGTTCCCTGCCGGTCGTTGAGGCGGCGGATCTCGTCTGGTGGATCCCCGCTGGGTCGGCTTTCTGGAAGTCGATGGGCGGGCCTGCATCGCTGTCGGATGAGGCGCGTGAGCTCCGGGACGTGAAGTTTCTGCTCCGCATCGTCGAATACCGGCTGCGTAATTCGAAGGGCACTCCGCCGAAGCCTGATCCGGCGCCTGCGTGGGCGCATGAGAAGCAGGCGCGTGAGCAACAGATCCAGCGGAAGGCGGAGGCGTATCTGAAACGCCAACGCGGATAGTCAGGGGGCGCTGTGGCCGACGCAATCGAGATCGCCAATGCTTATGTCGCCCTGACGACGAAGATGCCGAACGTCAAGAAGGACATCGAGTCTGAGCTTGGCGGGGTAGACGCGTCGGGTGCAGGCAAGGGCCTCGGCGACAAGCTCATGGGTGGGCTGAAGTTCGGGGCTCTCGCGGGCGCTGCGGTCGTCGGCGGCGGCATAGTCGCAACGATCGGTGTCGCTCTCACGAAGGGTTTCTCGCGCCTGTCTGGCATCGAGAACGCGACCGCGAAGATGCAGGGCCTCGGGTTCTCCGCTGAGGAGACGCAGGGCCTGATGGATAACGCTCTCGAGTCCGTCAAGGGTACGGCTTTCGGGCTTGACTCGGCAGCTGGTGTTGCTGCTCAGCTCGCGGCGTCGGGCCTTGGACCGGGCGAAGAGATGGCCGGCATCCTGTCGACGATCGCGAACTCTGCTGCGGCGGCCGGCGGGTCGATGGACGAGATGGGCTCCATCTTCGCGAAGGCCGCGACGCAGGCGAACGGCGTCCAGAACGACGTCATTTCGCAGCTCGCGGACCGGGGCATCCCGATCTATCAGGCGCTTGCCGATCAGATGGGTGTCACCGCGGGCGAAGTTTTCAAACTGGCGTCTCAGGGCAAGGTCGATTTCGAGACGTTCGCTGCGGCTGCTGAGTCTGCCGCGGGCGGTGTCGCGGAGGCGATGGGCGGCACCGTCCAAGGGTCGTTGCAGAACCTCACCGCCTCGCTGGGACGGTCTGGCGCTGGCCTGCTGGGCGGTATTTTCACTGAGCTTGCCCCTACGATCCAGGCGATCACGAAGGCCATGGGTCCTCTCGAGGACGTGGCCGGCGACCTCGGTACTCAGATTGGCGAGTTCCTCGCACCCGGGTTTGAGCTTCTGCGAACCCTCTTGGATGGCGGTTTCGACTTCTCGCAGTTCGCTGAGCTGCTGTCGTACATGTCGCCGCTCGGGCTCGCGTTCCAGGTTCTACAGCCGATTCTGCCGATGATCATGGACACGCTGGGCCAAGTGTTTTCCATCCTTGGTGACGCGGCCGGGCAGATCCTTCCCGTGCTTCTCCCGGTGCTGTCGCAGATCGTGGCCGTGTTCGCTCAGCTGATCGCTGAGATCCTGCCGCCGCTGATGCCGCTGGTCATTCAACTCGCGGAGCTTCTCAGTGAAGTCCTGCTCGCGGTCATGCCGCTGTTGGATCCGCTGCTGCAGCTCGTCGAGGCGATCTTCCCTGTGCTGGCGGGGGTCATCGAAGCACTGATGCCCGTCATCGAGGGAGTAGTTGACGCTATCGGGTCACTGCTCATGCCTATCGTCGATGGCCTTGTGGACACGCTGGGCGGGCTGATCGACTTCCTCGTCGGTGTCTTCACTGGCGACTGGGAGAAGGCCTGGCAGGGCATCGTCGACATGTTCGCGGGTATCTGGAACACGATCGTCGGCATTGTCGAGGGTGTCATTAATGGTGTCATCGACCTGATCAACGGTTTCCTGGGCGGTCTGAACAAGGTCGGCGGATGGGCACGATCGGGCATGTGTCGTTCGATGCGGCGAAGTTCGCGAAGGGCGGCATCGTTCCGTCGTCGAATGGCGGCACGCTCGGCGTGATCGGTGAGGCGGGCCGTGACGAGGCTGTTATCCCTCTGCCGGACGACTGGCGGTCTAACGGGCTCGCGGGCCTCGGATCTGATGGCCCAATGGTGCAGATCGACGTGCATGGTGCGCCGGGTATGGATGAGTCGGTGATCGGTCAGACCGCGGGCGCTTCTGCCGCATATCAACTGTCGATGGTGGGGTGATCGCGTGCTGGTGACGTTCGGCGGCGTGAAGTTCGAGACGTTCCCCTCTGATTTCGATGATGCGTTCGTGATCGAGCCGGGCGGTCTGACGGGCTGGTACGGGGCGCAGGGGATCCGACGTGAGGAAACCCAGCGCCCCGCAGCTCATGGTTCGTTCGATGCCCCGGGTTACCGGAATGCGAAGACGCCGAACATCAAGGGGCACGTGCTCGCGTCTACGATGTCGAACCTGCGGGCGAAGCGCCGGCAGCTCGAGGGGCTCGGTGCGGATGGTGGCCTGCGTCGGTTGACGGTGCAGGACGATGACGGGGGAGTGACGTGGGCTGATGCTCGCCTTGCTCTCCCGGCCGCGCCTACTGAACATGGGGCGGATCCTTCGGGGTCGTTCCAGATCGGTTTTTGGGTTCCGGTCGCGGAGATCTACGGCGAGGAGCGATCGTTCACGGGTTCCTCTGCGCAGGTGTTTCACCGCGGCACGATCCCCGCTCCGCTGATTGTCCGTATCGCGTCAGCTCCGGCGGCTTACACACTCAGCTCTCCGCATGGCACGTTCACGGTCGCGGGCGCGACAGCTGGCGGTACGCATGAGGTCGATATGCGAACGGGCTGGGTGCGTCGCAACGGCGTGCTCATGACGGGCGTGGTGACTCGCGCTGAGACGTGGGACGTGCCACCGGGTACCCCGACGACGCATTCAATATCGACGGGCTCTGCGACGTGGGTCACTCGTGACACGTGGCCTTAGGGGGTAGCGATGTGGTCGTACGCGATCCATGACACTCGCACGGGCGCGCATCTGATCGAGATGAAGCCGTCGGCTTTCTCGTGGTCGCGTCGACTTGTCGGCACGGGTACGGGGTCGGTGAGTTTCAAGGTGCTCGGTACGGTCATTGATCGCGCCGTGCTGCGGGATCTTCTGCGGCCCACTGCCCGAACTGTCATCGCGAAGTGGCGCACTCCGGGATCCTCGGGGGAGCCACACGTCGTGTTCGCGGGTATGGTCACGGACACGTCGTATGCGCCCGATACGGGCACGTTGACGGCGAACCTGACGGACATTCGCACGATCTTCTCGAAGCGGATGACGGGCGGCGTGAACCAGTACGGTACGCCGTGGAACCTGACGTACACGAACCGGTCGAATGCGGGCGCGATCCGTGCCGTGCTGGCGCGCGCTATGGCCCCGTCGACCGAGTGGAGCCTCCCCATCGACCTCCCCGCGGATGGCACGGGAGTGCTGTCTCGGCAGGTCGATTTCTTCGAGACGATGACGATCGGTGACCTTCTTTCCGAGATCGAGGATGTCGGGGGCGTGACGGTCGATTTCCGGCCCTATCTCGCTTCGGGTGTCCTCCGGTGGGAGGTGCGCGCCGTGGGGCCGTCTACGACGTACGGGGCGACTGATCTGCCGGTGACGGTGCGTGAGTCTCGCGTGACGGGCTTGACGGTCGCGATCGACGGTAAGGCGCAGGTGACAGGCGTGCTCGCGCTCGGCAACGGCACGGGCGAGGACATGCTCACTGCCTACGCACCAACGTCGGGTTCGGGTGCGACGACGATCCCTGTCCGGGATGAGAAGCGCACCGCGAAGGATCTCAAGAGCGCGGCATCGTTGCAACGGTTCGCTGACGCCGAGTACACGAAGTGGAGCGTCACGCGTGAACAGTGGACGTTCTCGATGCAGGTGGATGACGTGATCACGCCTGCTCATGTTCAGCCGGGGCGTCTGCTCCGTATGGACGTGCGGAATGATCCGTGGCTGCCGGACGGGGTTCGTTCGAGGCGTGTGATCGCGCTCTCGGGCGACATGACGCGTGGCGTGAAGCCGGAGGTTGATGATGTCGATTGACGATCAGGGCGACGTGTGGCGTGAGCTCCGGGAGATGAAGCGGAAGATCGCTCGCCTCGAGTCCGGGTCGATGCTCGAGAACAGCTCGATCACGCGTGGTCGTATGCGTTTCATCGGCGGCCTGCTGCGTGTCGACTCGGGCGGCCGTGTCGAGATCGTGGGCACCCTGTACGTGGAGGGTACGACGCAGTTTGTCGGCCCGGTGACGATCAGTGGCCCGTGGACGTTCTCGGGTGACGGTTCGATCACGGGTGATGTCGATATCTCCGGCGACATGGATCTGACGGGTGACCTCGAGGTGCTCGGTGGCGGCCGTATCAAGGTCGGCAACGTGATCCTCACTCCGGGTAATGGTGGCCGGATCACGATTGGTACGGGGTCGTCGCAGATCATCATCGACCCGTCGCAGTTGAAGGTTGGGCCGGCGTTCAAGATGGACCCGGCACACTCGAGTACGGGCGCGCAGATGGCGTTCGGGCTCACGGGAAAGTCGACGATCTATGGCGACGACCAGGGTGTGCAACTCGTCAACAACGCGAGCACGCCCGCCTTCAACTTCAGCGTCCTGAACGATGGCTACTTGATGATGAACGTGCCACCGAAGCCCGCTAGCGTCACCGCGAACTATCTTGGCGTCGGGAGCGACGGGAAGCTCTACAAGCTGTCTTCGGGCGGAGGTGGCGACCCTGGGGATCCGCCGTCGGGAAACCCTGACGGCTACATCTGGCCCGCGGATCCCGCCGTCTATGGCATCAGCGACAACTTCGCGGCGCATGTCGCGCGCGGATCCGCTGAACCTGGCGTTGACGTGATGACGCCTGTAGGTGCCCCGCTATGGTCTCCCGCTGCAGGCACGATCGTTGACGTGAACAACTCCCCATCGACTGCGATGGGGCGCTACGTCACGCTTGTGACCACGGAAGGAGACTGGTTCCGGTTCCTGCACAACTCGGCTCTCGCTGTGAGCGTCGGGGACACGGTTGAACAGGCTCAGCTCCTCGCTTACACGGGCGGGAGTGGCTTTGGGCAAGAGTCCTACTACGGACCGCATACGCACATCAGTTTCAAGACTGGATACACCGGGCTTTTCCCTGGCGCGGGCGCATTGCAGGACTTCCAGGCCTACATGTCGTCGCAGTAGGAGATTGGTTCTGCGGCAGAGGGGTCTGGACCGAGCTGGGCGGCCTGGATGAACAGCAGGTTGAGGTCCTTTGCCGCATACGCTTCGGGACTCGGGTTCTTGAGGTGGCCGAGTTCATCGGTTTCCGGCATCTCCACAACGATGTCCGCCTCACCACTGTCTTGCGCTTCACATGCAACGTGGATTGCCGTCAGCAGTTCTTCGTCGGACATCTCGTCAAGTTCCGGGATGTTCGCGATGTAGCTGTTCGCGAGGGGGCGTGCCCAGTCGACGAACAACTGCTCGAGCTCGGTGTACTCCGGCGTAACGGTTTCTTCCGGCGCAGGCTCGACACTCTCGTCGGGTTCCACGGTGGCCGTCTCGACAGGCTCGGGCGTCTCTGTGGGTGCCTGTGTTTCCTCGACGGCGGTCACGGTGCCGTCGTCGCTCGCGGTGAGCGCGTTCACTCCCCAGATGCCGCCGCCGACGAGAACGACAGCACCGATAGCGCTCGCAACCCAACCCGAAGTTTTCACGCCCCCAGGATACCGGGCGGCGCAGACATTCGAAATAGATCCGCCGAGGAGGCGCCTTATGCCGATGGTGACTATCACGGGCCGGCTCACGGACCACGGGGTGGCGGTGATGCCGCCGCAATACCAGCAGCGTGTCTGGTTCAAACCCAACACGGGGCACATCCGGTCCTCGTATGCCATGGACGGATCGGAAGTCCCGGCAACACTCAACGCCGACGGAACATTCTCGGCGACCGTCTATTCAGATCCGTCGGACCCGGACGTCTGGTACACGCTTTGCACCGATTGGCTTCCGCCTGGGCAGGGGCTCGAAGCGCCGGAGAATCGGGCGCGCGGGTACTTCGAATGGCCAGTGCGCATCTATCCGGACATTGGGGGGCCGATCAGCGATCTCGTGGAGATCGTCAATGGCATCGGCATGGTCTATTACGCGTCTGACGCGCCTCGTCGTGGCGTACGCATGCAGCTCCACTTCAACACGTCGACGGACGACCTTTACGCGAGGGAGATCACATGGTGATCGAGACATTCCGGTGGATCGCGAATCTGCGCGGTAAGCAGGGCGATCGCGGCTTCCGCGGCCCTGCCGGCACGTTCTCGAAGGCGTCGGCGCGGTCGGTCGCCGCGGGCTCGCCCGCGGCGGTCCGGATGAGCGGGAGCGAGGATGCGAAGGAAGTCGAGTTCGACATTCCTCGCGGCCTGCCGGGCATGAACGCGATCGCCGCTGACGAGGCGGTGGCCGCGTACGTGGCCGCGCAGGACTCGGAGACGGGCGCCGCGGCGCGGTCGCTGATCGACTCGTACGGGACGGTGCGCCGCCGGGTGCTGTTGTTCTCGTGTGACGCGCAGTCGAACATGTCTGGCCGCGGCGGGCCGTTCGGCAACGCGTGGGCGCCGGGCGCGGATGCGGAGGATCCGAGGATCTTCCAGTTCCCGGGCCGCGGATCTAACGCGGGCACGCTGATCCCGGCGACTGAGCCGCTGATCATGCACGACACGGCGACCGGTATTGGGCCGGCGTTGGTGTTCGCGCGAGCGTTGCTGGCGCTCCTCGGCCCGGAGGACATCATCGTCCTCGTTCCGAACGCGCACGGTGGCACGTCAGTGTCGTCTCCGGACACGCTTGGATGGCGGTGGAGCGTCCAGGGGAACCTCGCACACCAGGCCGTCGCAAACACGAAGGCCGCGATCGCGGCCGCAGAGGCACGTTGGCCGGACGCGGCTGTATCACTCGAGGCGGTGCTGTGGTTCGAAGGCGAGACTGCTGGGTCCAACAACACGCCACCCGCCGTCTATGAGGAGGATCTGAAGAACCTCATCGCCGGATACAGGTCGAGCGTCGGCTACGGCATCCCCGATCTACCGTTCATCCTGTGTCAACTCATTCCGGAAGCACGTGCGGCTTTGCCTGCGCGACGCCGGATCAATGCTGTACACCGATCGATCCCGTGGGACGTCGCTCGCACGGGACTGGTGCTCAACGACCGGTGGGGGCTCAGCAACGGTGACCTGTTGCACGCGAATGCTCGCGCGCACCGCGAGGTGTACGGTCCCGGGATCCTCGCGGAGTACCAGCGCATCATCCACGGCGGAGCGTATCTGCCTCCACGAGTGGAGCCGGAGCCCATCCGGGCGCTGAGCTTCGACACGATCGCGAGCGATGACTACCAGCGCGCGGATGGCCCGGCTGGCTCGACACCCATCGGTGGCCTCGTGTACCGCACGCAGGGGTCCAATAACCCGACGGTCGGAGTCGTGAATGGACACCTGCAGTTCATCGGAGGTCTGGGCGCGAGCGGCACCTCTTACTGGTTCGTGGACGCTGGCACGAAGTACGCCCGCAAGGGGATCTCGGTGCGTGCGGACGGCGCGTTTGCGCCGCTCGTCGTTCTCGAAGGAACCCCGAACCCGGCCACGTTCCTCACGACACCACGGTCTGTGCTGACGCGCGTGAGCTCGTCGGATCTGCGATGGGCCGTGGCGTCTTACGACCAGGACGGCAAGAACCCGCAGCAGGTGCTCGTTACCGATGTGCCCATCAACCCCGACGCCGGGATCCGCTTCGAATGGGAGCACGTGCGTGCTGGGCAGATCGCGCTCGTGCATCTGTGGATCGATGGGGTCTACGCGGGAACGTTCCCCAGCGTCACGTCGCACACAGGGACGGCAGTCGGTGCAGCTCACGCCGCAGGTTCCGGATCAAACACCGCGAACTACTGGGACAACCTCAATATCGAGCGGATCATGAGCTGACCGCTCTTGCCTCAACGGGCCCCGCTCTCACTTCCTCGAGGGCGGGGCTTTCCGTATCCCTGAAAGGAGGGCCGCTGTGGCGATCCTCTGGCCTAACGGCCTCACAACCCCGCCCGCCGTGTCGAGCGGTTTCGGCCCGCGCGGATCCGGTCCGTATGGCGACGCGAGCACGTTCCATAAGGGGACGGACTTCATCGGCTTCGACGTCGTGCACTCGATCGCCGCCGGCACTGTCGTTTACGTCGGCTGGAACGGCGGTGTCGGCTGGTCGACTGTCGCCGGGTTCATGGTGTGGGTGCAGCATGACGGGTTCTTCTCCCGCTACCTGCACACCGCCGCAGGCACCCAGCGCGTCAGTGTCGGCGACCGCGTGACCGCGGGCCAGGCGCTCGTCGACATGGGCTACAGCGGCCTGTTCGACAACGCCGGCAACCCTGCACCGTGGCGCAAGCACACGCACGTCGAGATCGCGCCCGGCACATGGAACCGATCGAACGTCGGCCAGGTCGACCCGTACGCATGGCTGTCCGAGCACGTCGGCGGCGAAACAACCACGGGCGCCGGCGGTACTGCCGCGCCCGCCGAAAACGAAGAGGAGTGGCTCATGGCCGCAGCAGACGACATCGCATGGATCAAGTCCCGCGTGGGCGGATCCATCAAGAACGGGTCGACGGTGACGGACGAGATCCGCGCACTCGAGACGAAGATTGACAGTCAGGCGGCAGATATCGCGTGGCTGAAGGACCAGGTCGGCGGGTCGTCCTCCCGGAAGACGAGCCTGCGCCAGGACGTCGACAAGCTCCTGAAGGGCTGAGCGTGACGCCGGACGAGCTCGCAGAGTGGGTCCGTGTTGCGCCGTGGCTCGTCGCCGTCATCCTCGTCGTGCTGCTTGCTGTGTGGGCAGTGAGGAAAGTCGCTCCCGTGCTCCGCAAGCTCGGGCATCTTGTCGATGATCTCGTAGGCGAGCCCGAGCGTCCCGGCGTTCCAGCGCGGCCCGGGCTGATGGAGCGGATGGAGGCGGTCGAGAAGAAGGCCGAGATCATTCGCCACGAGATGTTCCCGAATAGCGGGAAGAGCCTGCGCGACAAGCTCGACCAGACCGCGGGCGTGGTCGACGAGATCAGTACGGACATGACGAGCGTGAAATGCAAGCTCGACAACGACAACCGTCGTATCGCCGCCCTCGACCAGAGGGTGACTGAGGCGATCAAGACGATAGAGGGGAAGCCATGAGCAAGTACGCCGACAAGACGTTCTGGGTCGATACCGCTGACCGTGTGGTCGCGACGGTCGCTCAGGCCGCACTCGCGACGGTCACGGCGGGCGCTACTGGCCTGCTCGACATCGACCCGATCGAGGTCGCATCGGTCGCGGGCCTCGCTGGCCTCGCCGCGCTTCTAACCTCGGTCGCACTGCGCGGTGGCGCGAAGACCGACGAATGACCGTATGACTCCGCCCCCACTCGATGACCTACGGGTCTCGGGTGGGGGCGGATTTGTCGTTGTCGCTACATGCCGCGCACATATCGGGCGGGATCGTCGCTTTCATACCGCGCCTTGCCGGCATCGAGCCACTTGAGCTCGTACGTGTACTTTCCTCGGATCATAGTTTCGGGGAGGCCACCGTCTGAGAGGGAGATACGTTCCCGCCCTTCTGATATGCCGCGCCGGATGAAGTCAACGAGGACGTCCCCGCTCGTGCAGAGGTTACAGAGTGGGGCGTGATCTGAAGAGTCAGCCATGGACGGCGCTTCCGTTCTCTCGCCGCAATTGGGGCATAGGTTGGGCATTACGGATCCTTTCGAGGGTATAGGACGAAGGTGTCCCAATACCATTATCTCACAGCAAAAACAAGTCCCAATTTTACGGGCGAGTCGCAACGGCGTCGTCTATCCGTGGAACCGTACAGCGCCCTGCCAGAGCCAGCAGCGCATGGGTCGCCCGTCGATCTCGAACGTCACGCCGATCGCGCGATCGGTCCACCTGTCGATGCGCACCTCGGCGGGAACGTCGATGTTGCCGAACCTCAACCACGCCGTACCCATGATGCGTTGCTGCGGGGGAGCGATCGTGACGGGCGTGTAGTCGAGGCCGAGCTGTGCCGTTGTGAGGGTCTGCA